TAAGCCCCTTGGTTTCGTGAAGCCATCAGTAAAACCTCGTTTAACATGGCCTGCTGTTTTTCCTTCCAGGTCAAATATTTGGCCTCCTTTCCGTAAAATTTTTCAGCTACTTCCCAAACCCTGTTTAAATTCACATGAATATCGTATTGTTTTAACATTTCCGGTCGTAATGCCAGAACAGCGTCAAGAATATCCCTTGTTACTTCAGCGCTATCCTTTCCCTTTGCGGCAGCTACTTCTCTGGCGGCTGTAACAATATTTTCGGCTTGTGCCAAATCAAGTCCCGCTGAAACCAAACTATGCGTCAGTTCAATCGCCAAGGATAACGGTTTTCTGGTATCTCTAATTTGCTGAACCAATCCGGCAACCTCTTCCCGACTGTATCCCATATTTTCCGCTAATACCCACATAGTCGCAGACATTTGCTTGACTTTACCGGCCGTCTGTATGCCCTCAAACGCGAATTCCTTTATTTCACGCAACAATGCCCGTGCCGCCGCTGAAGCGGCATGAAAAATGGCCTCACCAGCGGCTACTGCCAGACTCATCTTCCCGAATGACATTCCAGCGCCCATACTCGCCCCCTGCATCCCTTGAAGTTCGTTGTTGATCCCTTTCAATTCTCGCGACGCTTTGTCAATCGCCTCAACGACAATCTTTAAGTTAGTTGTTTTCGGCATATTATTTCTTGAATTTTTTTTCCGCCATACGACGTTGACGTTTCTCTTCCCGTTGCTCCAAATTCATGATATACAAAAACGTTTCAATCAAACGGCTGTCCTGCCTGTCCAATTCGGATGGCAAACATTTGAATGTCTTACAAAGCACGTAATCAATGTATTCGTCAGGAATCTGATGGGTGGTTCCGGTCGCTATCAGATTTATCAGATTGTCTTTTATCCTTTTGGGATCGTCTGGGTCGTCAGTTTATTGATTTTTCCAACCAACAGATCAAAATCCTTAGTGTCCAATTCGTCCAAAGTCTCTACAGTGACAGGTTTTTCATTGCCATCAATGATAATCTTTTCAATCAGCCCCAAAAGAGCCGTTTCATTGGCGGTATCAAAGTTTTCAGGCGATAATCCGCCTATTTTCCCCTCAGTATCAGCCACTACGCCCTTAAAAAGCGTCTTGTTAATGTCCTTTTTCACTTTTCGAGGACAATAATCCTTAATTTCAACTTCTCCATTCGAAATTTTTACTTTCATAAATATCTAATTTTACTTGTTAATTTACTATGCTCACTTCTACTCAGCAATTGTAAATTATTTAATCTGTTATCATTTTTAATCCCGTTCTTGTGATGTACAATTTCATTAAAAGTCAAATAATGACCCAACTTTTTTTCCATTTTTAATCTATGTTCTAATATATATCCATATCTATCAGCTTTCGGATGTTTCGGATAATAAATCAAAATATATCCTTGTGTTGATCTTTTTCTTTTATTATTAAACTTGCCTTTTCTGTTTTTAGCTGCACTAATAAATGAACGTAATTGAATATTATATTTTTTCATCCAACGCCAAACATGTTGTTGATTTGTAGATAATTTCTGAGCTATTTCATGAGTTGAAAAACCTTTATTATATAACTTGATTAATATATCTTTATTCAGGGATTTTCTATTCCACGCTTTTTGTCGGCCAATTTTCCATTTATTGTGACAATACCTAGAACACCATTCGGATTTTGCCCATTGTTTCTTACAAACAAAAGCTGATTTTTTATATTGTTTACCACAAGTGGCACATGTTTTTATATCCATATACCACCATGGTAACATTGCCTAATGATACGGTCAAATACTAATATGAGCTGGTATCATTTATAATGTATGCGGAATTAATAACATTCTCATTAGTCAAATCATACAACGCTACAAAACTGAGTTTTTCAGTCGAAATATCATCTAAAGGTGCATCGTGTTCCCAACTATCGAAATAAACCTTTGACAGATCTAACCTAAATTGCGGTGATGTTGTACCAATCTGATTGTCGGAATTGGTCAAATCGAATCTTAACGCTCTAGTCGTACCGTCTAATGCATAATCCTTTTGAGTTTCGTTCTCGTATTTAACGGTAAATTCACCTCTAATATTGAATCTCTTGTTATGAATATCTTCTGGTTGAACTGATCCTAGAACCATATTTAATTCGGCATTCTTTTCAAACGTGACCGAAAAATCCAATACTGAAAGTTCTGATGCCGCATCCAAATCACCTGTTGCAGCCGCTACTTTCAACGAGAAATACTTGTGCGTGAATTTATAGTCGTCCGCATAAGATGGAGTCGAACTGGAGTCAACAGAAGGTCTTGACATAAACGCCGCTGTATAACTGATAACATCCGTCAGATTGACTGATACCGTCAAACTATCAATCATAGACATCTCAAAAAGCTTGTCTTGAATCGGATCGGATACGTGAATCGACAATGAATCGTGCGAATTGTCATTCTGAAGCGTGTAAGTATGCGTATATGCCCCGTTTCCGTCCGGGCCAGCTGTTGAAACTGTACCCAATGTCGCCAACATGATAGCTCCGAATGAGTTCACCGCAAGTTCAGCCTCTAATTCGCCCTGTCCGAACTTTTTGGTTACAAACCCGTCAGGGCCGTAACCCCATATTCCGCCGTATTCCGTTTCGGAAATAGCGTCTTCTTTCCTGTCTTGATGTGTAAATGTGACTTTTGGCATCCAAAATGTAGCCGCCACGCCAGTTCCACGTGATGATTCCACTCCGATACCAACGTCAACTAATCTTCCTATATGTGCCATATAGTTTTAAATTAATTATTAAATATTATTTATTATTTATATTAAGATATGGTTTTACAATCGATTGAAACTTGAACCGCCACTCTTATTTCAGCGAATCTCAATGTAACCTCCCCAATTTCAACGTATCCCCATATACTCGGTGACGGGTGCATGACAAGTAATGTATATCCGGATGGCATATTAGCGCTTGCTAAAGTCCAATTATCATCCTTCTCTAAATCATCCAACACTGCGTCCATCAGCATCCTCAAATGCTTTTCAGTGTCTTGAGGACTTCGTTTCTTCCTTTCTACAAATATTTTAACTGAAAAAACGTAAGTTCTTTTATTTTCAGTCGTAGTCTCGTAATCACTCTCATTTTCTCCGGGCGTTATAACCACAGCCGGATATCCCCGGAATTTCATTGTTTCATAATCGTAAACCTCGCTGATCCGTTCGTTGTTTTCCAGAATCTGCTTTATTGTATATGTTAATTCGACAAAACTCATAAATCTAATGTTTTAAGCATAACTCGATGTATAGCATCTTCGGCTAATCTAACACCTTCCACCATGTATCTTCTCGCTTTTACATAACGGGTTCCTTCATGAACATAAATTGAGTAATACGCCCCCGATACGACCTCGGATTTTAATCCCCAACGAGGATATGCCAATATACTTCTATATAAATGGCCAGTTCTTTTATAACCACTTGCCGAAATTGGTTGATCGTATATCATCCGTTTTGCCGCAACTTTACTCATTCTCTCAATAACTTCCGCGGCTTTCATATTGGCTTTAATTAAATTTTTCTTAAATTTGGGGCCATTGAACCGTTTTAATGCTTTATTCATGCCTGTAATTTTAATTACAACCGACATATTATTCTTTCTCCATAAAAACGATTAGTTGCTGATATGTGAACACCCCTTCATCAACCAAACTAACTGTCTGTACTTTATAAATCCTATCTTGACTATCTTTAAGTAAATCACCTTCCTGAATATCTACTGTATCAGCACAAAATAATTGAAAAGTCTGTCCAACTGCTCCACCTAACATTGCTGCCTGTTCTCCTGATAAAACCTGCGGTTTCGTGACAAATCTAACAGTCGTGACTGTGGATACCACGTCTCTATTATAGGCATCTACCGCGCCTAATCTTGACTGAATTACTTGTTCTCGAAAAAAGAAGCGCATAAATTATCATAAAGAATGTCTTTTATATCTCTCTAAAACATTTCTAATGTTTATATCCGTCATCATTTCTCCAAAATCAACGGAAAAATCACCAACTCTTTCTCTACTAATTCCCATGGCTTTACGTTTATTCCAAAAGAAACTTACCAACATCAAACAACATAACGCTAAATCTGATGGAATAGTTGCATATCCAGCTGTATAATCAACACGATACTTAAATTTCCGTTTAAGAAAATCCCCCATTGTATTTCCAGTAATAATCCCATTATCATAATCTACCCAATAATCATCAGCATCAATAGTATCCCAATCGTCAGTATTATCATAAGCTCTATTTCTTTGTAATGTAAAAGTTTCACCGCTATTCACTGGCCATTGTTCCAATAACAATTCTTTAGTCCCCGAACCATCATATTCCTCACTTGAATAAGCGGTTTCAGTAAACCTACGATTACAATAATGTTCCATGTAATCAGTCGATTGATTAATTAATAGTTCAAGTAAAGAATCATAATCAGTGCCTGATACATCCAACCATGTTTTCGCGTCATCTACTGTTGTTAATGCGTAACTATGTAAAGCCATATTATTTTGTTTTAGTATCTTCTGGTCTGATCATTTTATCCCTAACACGATCTAACCAATTACGATACTTTTTTTTTCTGTTTAATTTTTTTACTGATCTCCAAATTGTTTTCATATCTCTATTCATATAATTCGCTTGCCCTTCCGCCTATAAAGGCGGAATGGGTAAATGAATTATGGAATACTATTCAAACATCTAATTGCATCAGCTAATACAACATTTCCAGCTAAACGTGCTACAACACGAATTCCCGTAAGATCCTTCGTAAATGCGGTTTCACTATCTTGTGTAATCTTAACTGTCATTCGTTGTCTATCACCTAGATAATATCCGCGTTTGAAATCACCGAAATATATTTCACTTTCTGGCAAATGATTACATTCATAGACAGGATAACCATATATAGTCGCAGTCAAACCTTGTCCCATTGCATCTTGCCAAATATATCTACCAGAACCGTCTTGAATCTTTCGTAATTCTTTAATATTAGCATTATGAACAAGGAAAGATGCATTTGGTCTATATCCTGATGGCAATGCGTAGATGAGATCGATAATGTCATCGAAATCCAAATTTCCAGAACAAGTTACATTTGTAATTGTCGCTGTAACTAATCCAGTTGGTTGACCAACACCAGTTCCTGCTGCAATTGCTTGATTTTCTTTGATAGAAATTTCAGTTGCAAATAAACTAATAATAGTCTTCACAACATCAATTTGATCACTATCAGCAATAAGCTCATCTGAAGCATATATGATCGCTGCGAGCTTATACGCAGTTAAAGTTGCTTCATAGAACTCAGCAGAAGTTGTGGTTTTGGTTTCCAATTCTGAAGTCCAAAAGGTAAGCGGTCTTGCAACTAATGTCGGAATTTTCATGATGTCACGTTTCATTGGGATAACTCTAACAAGATTTCTTAATGCATACGGATCATCATAAAGTTGTTGAACCAATTCAGCTCGAAATTCATCCGGAAAAAGATATCCGCCATCAGCTGCTGTACCTTCTGATAATGCTTTTAATTTAGCAGTATCTTTGTGTACCATGGCTTGGAAAAAACTAACAATTTTTTCGTCTTTAGTTAGTTCTTTAACATCTTTTTCAGTAACTTTTTCAGCTTTCATGATTTTCTTAACTTTTTCACTAGAATTTTTACCTAATTGTTTCTCAATCGCTTCAGCTACTTTGCTGTCGATATTCGCAACAATTTTATCAGCAACTTCATCAACTTGTTCGTCTAATTCGTTCTTTTTGACTTCATTTTTTATCTCATCTTCTGAATAGTATTTCTTTCCTTCTATTTCAAAGGGAGACATACTATTTTTTCCTCTCATTTTCTTTTATCTTACTTAATGCAAAGTTCACTGACCTTGCTATTTTTTGTAGAGCTTTTTTAACAATTTTGTCGTTACCTTCCTTTTTCTGCTCTTGATTTTGACCTTTATTATTTTCATTTACTATTTCATCTTCAATCATAATCTCGATATCTGCTTCAAAAGTTTTATCAGTAGAATCTTTCTTTTTCGTATTTAAATAAGGCATTATAGCTTTAAATCCTTTTTCTTTAGCAAAAACTAATGCGTTCGGATTGGCTGGAACAGGTACGGCTGAAATTTCTAATAATTCAGCTTTTTCAATCGAATTCTGTTTAGTATTCATATCTTTTGGAATAAATCCCACACTAAATGCCTTCAAAATTCCTTTTTTAAATAAAGCTTTAATCTCTTTGGCCAGTTGTGTTTCTTCATGAAATTCAGGTTCAAAAACTAATTTCCCCTCAGATATTCTAATTGCATTAGCTCGACCAATCGGTGGAACTGAATAATCATGTGCCCATTGTAAAACAGGATTTTTCTTATAATTTTCTAATTCCCAACCTTGCAACTTTATTTTTTCACCATGTCTATCTTCACTTTCATCAGAAGCTATTGCAATAAACTTATCTTTTACTTTATCGATAGTCGCCTTTATATAATTTGTCTTTTCCATATAATTATATTTAATTATTAATATTGAAAGGTGGGCGGAAGCTAGATGGTGGGTAGCCGAGGAAAAATGGAGGATTGTGCGATTGATCCTTCCGCCCATTCCGTAGCATTGTACGGAATCATAATCTTATATTATTAACTTTAATTTCAAACCCACATTTTCTGCATTCCCATATTTCAACAGTTATTCCATGAGTAGATAATTGATACTCTTTAATTCGTTGTTTAAATGTAAACTCTGTTATTGTCCCGCACCAACTACAACGATATGGTTCAGTTTTCTTAGGTAAATTATTAGACATTGTTTCGCTCCACATCTTCTGTACCAAAAATTAATTCTTTTTTTGTATTACATTTCAAACACTTAAAAACTAATCCTATATATCCCTTTCTAACTATCCTTTCTATTTGTTTATGTTCTATTTTTTGATTACAATTTCTACAATGTAGAATCCCCTTCTCATTCATCGTTTACCTCCGTTTTTGTGGGTTTTGTATAAAGTCCAAATTGATGTTATAAAAGTTCCTAAAATGGTAGTTACTGCAACCCAAAAAAATTTGACTAACCATTCAATATCTTTAGCAATTTGTCCAACTTCATCATTTAAAACCGCAATATGCTCAGTATTTTTCTGAGCCAGTTCATATATAAATTGTATGAATTCCTTATTTTCCATAGTTAAAAATTACATCCGAAAAATGCTGGATCAATATCTGGCCATGACGGAACATCTGTAGAAAATGTCACACTATTATTATTCGTTAAATCATTATTATTAGACGTTTCATCTGTTAAACCATTATTCAATTTCCAATATCCAACTAATCCAGCTTCGTTCCCAATAAGTTCCTGTTGATAATTATTACTTATTTCCGCATCTGTTCTAATATCACTCCACACCCTTACATCATCTATTTTACCGTCAAACGAATTTGATCCATCGTCTTGAGCACCAATTTCAAAATCAGCAGTTTTATCCGCAATAGACGTCTTACCGCTTCCAGAAGTTCCAATAGAAGAACCATCTACAAAAAATTCAGCTAATCCACTACCTTCATCTCCATCAACATCATAAGTAACTGCCAAATGATACCATGTCCCACCATTTAATGTTTGCGCTATTTGATGGCTACTTGTATCTGTACCATTATCTGATACTGTTAAATTAAGATAAAAAACAGTCGATAATATTCTATACCTAAAAACATATTGTCTGTTATTATCCACCTTTTCCCATTTACCTATGATAGTAAAATTTTCATCAACACTTGGTGCACTTTCTAAGTTAATCCACGCTTCAAATGTAAAATCACCGCCAAGATCTAATCCTGTTTGACTACCATCTAAAATATTTAAATATTGAGTTGAATCTCGTTCAAAATCTGCGGAATGTGTATTTGCCATATTAACTAAAGTTTAATGATGAATTCCCATGGTACGAAGTACCATCATAATAAAAAGTAATTATATCTACCGCATTAGCACCTGTACTTAATGTTGGCGCAGTACCCGCAGGCCATTTAACTGATGCCGGCCATGTTACTGTTCGTGATCCTGTAGCATCTTGAACTAAATTTAATACCAAATTACAAGGTTTACCATGTGCATTAAACGTAAATGTACAATTATCTGTCAATGTAGACTTCTGTTTATTGCCATTACCCCAATCAATTGTGTCGGCCGTTCCTGAATTGCCGTTATCATATTCATCTTCAAAATAAGCCTGTCCATAAATATGCAGATCATGAACATCAACTGATAATGTTGAACTCAATGTGTCGGCCCATATAGGATCAGCACCTGAACCTTGTGTTTTCAAAAACTGTCCAGAATCACCCGGATCCAATGCATCCCACTGTGAACCATCATGATATAATATTTGACCCTGTGCCTCTGTTATTGATGAATTTACATCTCCTAAATCTTCCAATGATAACGTAGACCAGACTGGATCAGCCGCTGCACCTTTAGTTTGCAAAACTTCACCTGAATTTCCTGCATCTAACGCATCCCATTGGGTTGCCGTTCTATAAATCATCTGGCCTTGAGCCTCTGTTATTGAATTCACATCATGCAAATCATCTAATGATAAAGTTGTCCAAACTGGATTAGCTCCTACGCCCTGGGTTTGGAATACTTCACCAGAAGCTCCTGGATCAAGTGCATTCCAGTTAGCGCCATCATAATAAATTATTTGTCCTTGTGCTTCCGTAATAGCAGTTACATCACTTAAACTGTCTAATGCTCCTATATTGCCGGTTACAGTTGCCCAAACAGGGTTTGCGCCGGCTCCTTGGGTCTTCAAATATTCCCCGGAATTGCCCGGATCAATCGCATTCCAATTTGCACCATCATAATATATCATCTGACCCTGAGCTTCCGTAATGGCGGTTACATCGCTAAGACTATCAAGAGCCCCTATATTACCGGTTACTGTAGCCCAGACAGGATTCGCTCCCGCGCCCTGTGTTTTCAAATATTCCCCTGAATTTCCCGCTGTCAACGCATTCCATTGAGTACCATCATGATATAAAACCATACCTTGAGCTTCAGATATTGTAGCCACATCATGTAAGTCATCTAATGAAAGCGTAGACCAAACCGGATTAGCGCCAGCGCCTTGTGTCTGTAAAATCTCACCAGATGCTCCAGCATCTAAAGCGTCCCAAGCAGCCGCATCCCTATACACCATTTGTCCCTGAGCCTCAGTTATGGCATTCACATCTCCAATGGCATCCAAAGTGGCAACTGTCGTGTCCGAAGCGGAAGTTGTTGACAATATTCTTAAATCTTGTGCCATATATTTAAAATTTATTTATTAATTATTATTGGGTAATTTCTGAATATGATGCATCAGAAGTTCCTGATGCTCTAATTCCCCAAACTGCTCCCTCGTAAACATCAGACATTCCACCATCCATCCAAACACCACTTGATCCATCCGCAGCAGATGAACAAGCTTTTAAAACTGCCGCATAATTGTTGGAAGCGACCGAATTATCAAAACCAATATAAAGTTTGGTCGTGCCTTGATTCTGAATCAATATAGAAAGTCTATTTTTATTTGCACCAACTATTTGCGCAGCTGAAGTTCCGACACTTACAACTCCATAACCGCCGCTGGTTGCCGGTTGATTATCTCTTTTGTTAAATCCCATATTGTTTATATTTAATTATTATTTATTTAAACTTAATAACTCTTTTTCAGCTTCTTTAATTAAATTTTCAGCATGATCTTTTTTAAATACTTGTTTAGATTTTAATTCAACAACTGGAATAATTGTGCACATACAATTTGGATGTATCGGAGGATTTTCATGTTGGCCAGCAAAAACTCCATTTAATTCAGTTCTTTCACCGTCTAAAGATGCGCATTGAGCACATGGATATCCATCCACCAACCATTCCTTCTGTATCACAACTCCGCTTTCAATATATTGTTGTTCAGCGGTATAATTAGCCAAAAAAGAACTTTCTGTTCTGCCAATCATTCGTGCCCGATATGTATTAGCATCTTTAAATACTTTTTTAACTCTTCTTTTTAATTGATCAACTGATTCATTCTTTTCTACTGAAATAGTAAACTGTTTTTTTAAATTATCTTTAGTTGTTTTATTGATTCCTGTAACCAGTTCCATACCCCGTTTTCTAATAAATTCTTGTTGAATATCTTTAACTCCAATTTTTCCAGCAGGTAAATTATGTGAATTTATCAATTCTTCACTTTCATCTTTTGCTAATTTAACCATTAAATCTCCAAACATAGGGCCATATTTTTTGGTATATTTATCCTCGCTAAACATTTTCTTCTTTTTACCCAACCCTTCCAAAACTTCCTTTTCTTCTTCTTTAAACATTTCTTGCGAAAGTTCCTTTAATTGTTTCTCGTATTTGAATACCCTATCAAGCCATTCTTGCCACATTTTAAGTCTTCTCTTGTTATTTCCCAACACAAGTTCCTTTTTAACCAGAGGTTTTATTTTATCTTTCAGTTCATTACGTCTTTGTTTTCTCTTTTCATGAAACTGAATAACATTTGACGAAACTTTCTTTTCGTTTTCAGCATCCATAGCTTCTAATCCTTCCATTGTCCTAACTTCATCAACTGTCATCCAGCCAAAATATAATGCATTTTCGTATTTCTTTAACCTAGATTCCTGATCTTCAGGGACTGGATCTTCAAAATCTAAAATTAAATCATCACCATACATTGGGACTAAAAATTCATTTAATTGTTCTACTATTTTCTGCATTTTAGGTTTAATACAATATTTAGCAAAAACATAATAACTTGCTTCAGCATTTGCTCTATTAACATCTTCTGTTATTCCTAAAATACTTTTCGGCACTCTAAAAACAGCTAATATTTTATCTCTCACAAATTTAAGTTGTTTATCAAAATCCATGTCTTTCTGACTTCTGCCGAATTCTTTAATATCTACTCCACCCTCTAATAACATGAACTTACGCGCATTTTCCTGGCCACTATAATTGTTCCGAATATCCGCTTTCATTCTTTTAATTTGATCGTCTGTTAATGTGATCCCATCAGGCATTTTGAATACTGTATCTGGTCGCGCAGAATTATAAAAAAACATCTTATTCCATTCTTCACTAAATTCATCAATATCAAATGTTCTTTTGATTGCCTCAAGTGTTCCATATCCTCGAAACAAATTCTTTGGATTTGGATATTTCAAAAATATCAACTCTTCAGGTTCAATCGGAACTTTTTCTAAATTAGATTTTTCGTATGCATAAGAATCAATTAATTTGTCTGATTCTTTGGAAAAGTTAATTGTTAATCTATCAGGTCTTAACAAATAAATTGATTGCGGTTTTCCATTCACTATATCTAAAAGCCAAGGCGCTTCCCCTGACGCTTCTAAATACGCTGTTGTTGTCCACAAATGATCATGTTTACTTGTTTGTGAATTTACTTTATTCAACAAATCTAAAAGTTCGTGATCAAACAATTCCTCTAATTCACCCTTGCTAGTGCTTTTATATAAATGGAAATTTATACTAGCAACCGCATCAGCGATTACATTCATACACGCATAAGTCCAACTTTCACAAATGGCATCGAAATATTTTGTTTTACTCCATTGTGGTGGCACGGTATAAGAATAACTAGGCTTGTCATCCCAAATGACAGTCTTTTTTTTGGGTGTTGATCTAACCTCCTTTTTACCAAAAATTAGTTCTTTTAAATTCATATAAACGAAAAAAACCGAAGATTATCTTCGGTTTTTCCGTGAGGTAATTTATGCCATGCTTTATTTCAATTAAATTATATAAATAAGTTTATGTTTAGTCAATATGGATAAACTAATCATTAATTTTTATACTTTCAATTATTTTTTCAATTCTTGTTAATCTACGATTTTGTACATAAATAGTAACAGACCCATAACTAATTTTACGGAGCATTTCTAAAAGTCTGGCTTCTTCTCTGTTTACGTCAACCATCATATAAAACTTATTTTAACTTC